GAGGCTATACGAAACACTATTCAAATGGGTGCTAACTATATAGAGAAAGACTTTGAAAGTCAGTTAAAAGATGATTCTAGAAGTGATGAAGATGTTAATAGCAGCTTTGAAGTGCTTGAATACTGGGGAATGATGGATGCAGAGTATGCAAGAGAAGTAGGTATTGATTTACCTGATTCAGTAGATGACCTAGATGAAGTACAAGTAAACATATGGACATGCGGACACTACCTATTAAGAGCAGTGTTAAATCCATTTACTCCTTATAGATTACCTTACAACGCTTTTCCTTATGAAAGAAACCCATACAACTTCTTTGGTATTGGTGTAGCAGAGAACATGGATGATTCTCAACAAATTATGAATGGTCATGCAAGAATGGCTATTGACAACCTAGCAATGTCTGGGTCTTTAGTATTTGATGTAGATGAGTCTGCCCTAGTAGGTGGACAATCAATGGAAATATATCCGGGCAAAGTCTTTAGAAGACAAGCAGGAATGCCGGGACAAGCTATACACGGCTTAAAATTCCCTAATACTTCACAAGAAAATTTAATGATGTTTGATAAGTTCAGACAACTAGCAGATGAGCAAACAGGAATACCTAGTTACTCACATGGACAAACAGGTGTACAGAGTATGACAAGAACTGCTTCAGGCATGTCAATGTTACTAGGTGCATCAAGTTTAAATGTTAAAACAGTTATCAAAAATCTTGATGACTTTTTATTAAAACCACTAGGGGAATCTTATTTCCAGTGGAACATGCAGTTCTTAGAAGATGAGCTAGATGTTAAAGGTGATTTAGAAGTTAGAGCTACTGGAACAAACAGCTTGATGCAAAAAGAAGTTAGAAGTCAAAGACTTACTATGTTCTTACAAACTGCACAAAATCCTGCTGTTGCTCCTTTTGTTAAGATTTCTAAACTAATTAGTGAACTTGCTTATAGCTTAGATTTAGACCCTGATGAAATACTCAACGACCCTGAAGAAGCAGCTATGATGGCACAAATAATAGGAATGCAAAATGCTGGACAAACAAATGGCGAGACGGCTCAACCAACTGACGGGCAACAAGGACCTATGGGAGGCGTTCAAGGAGCACCTCAAGGACCTCAAGACCTTGGACCTACAGGCACTGGTGGTGGCAACATCGGAACAGGAAATGTACCGGCTGCAGGGGAAAGTGAATTCTCTGGTACGCCTAGAGCAACTGGACCAGCAGGTTAAAGAAGCAATAACAAGAAAAAAAGAGGAAAATTAATATGTTAAATTTTATACAATCAATAAGCGAATGGGTAGCAATGATACCTACAATAGTTATGGGAGCATCTTTAGTTTGTTCTCTAACACCTACCCCTGTCGATGACAACTGGATTAAAAAAATATATGTTGTACTAGATTGGTGTGCACTTAACGTAGGAAAAGCTAAACAAAAATGATGAATAAAAAAGGATTACTAGAAGAAGATAGAGATATGTACAAAGATGGTGGTGGACCGGGCATAGAAGCTCTTAGAAAAGAAGCACCTAAAGTCGTTGAACGTATGGGTTATGAAGAAGGCGGTTCTTTACTAGCCGATGATATGTCTATGATGCCTGAAAATATGGAAATGTCTGCAGAACCTACAATGGAGTCTGATGACAACATGGAAGATAACTATCTAGAATTTATAATTGGCAAAGCATTATCAGAAGAAGAAGAAGATATGCTAATGTCAAAACTAGAACAAGACGATGAAATGTCTATAATTTTTGATAAAGTTATAGATATGGCACAAGAATTTGCTGGAAGCGGTCCTGTAGAAGGTCCGGGTACTGGCGTTTCTGATTCGATACCTGCAAGGTTATCGGACGGAGAATTTGTTTTTACTGCAAAAGCTGTGGAAGAAATCGGAGAAGACGTTTTAATGTCTATGATGAAAGAAGCTGAAGATGCTGCAGGAGAAAGAGAAGGGTTTGCAATGGGAGGAGTTTACGATGAAGAAGAAATAGAAGATGAAGAATCTGATGTTTCTAATGACATGCGTAAAGTTAATCCTAGATTAAACCCTAACACTAGATAAAGCTACCCGAATTAATTACTCGGCACTTTATCAAATTAAACCAAAAGGCTACCTTTACATACAAGCCCTCTAGTCGACATAGAGCTACCTTGTGAACTAAGCCCCTCTAGGAGAAAGAAGATGACTAATAAAGTCAAAGAAGAAGTAGCTAACCCTTATAATAAAAATAAGAGTTGGCACAGTACAGGCGAAGATAAAGCCTTTGTATCATCAAACAGTATGTTTTTTGAAGAGCCACAGAATAAGCTTTTCAATAGTGATGACATAACCGAAGTTCAGGCTGAGGGAAGTGTTAATACTGAAGAACTGGAAAAAGATAGGGTTAGTCCTTATCAAAAGCCAGATTATAAAAAACGCTATGATGATTTAAAAAAACATTATGATTCTAAACTTAATCAATTTAAGTCTAGAGAACAAGAGTTATTAGAAGAAGCTACTAAAAATAGACCAACCTATACAGCTCCGAAATCTCCAGAAGACTTAGAGAAATTTAAAGAAGAGTATCCTGATGTGTACGATGTCGTAGAAACTGTAGCTCATATGCAATCTGAGTCTAAAGCAAAAGTTCTAGAAGAACGCCTTAGTAAACTCCAAGAACGCGAGACACAGTTGGTAAGACAAAGTGCAGAACAAAGATTAATGGATAAACATCCTGATTTTGAAGATATCAAAAACAGTGACGATTTCCATGGTTGGGCAAAGGAACAGCCTGAGTCTATTCAAAACTGGATATACAATAATGCTGATGACTCTGACCTTGCTTCTCGTGCCTTAGACCTTTTTAAAAAGGACTTAGGTATAGAGCCTACGAAGACTAAGTCATCTTCTAAAAAACCGACTAGACAGTCTGCTGCTGACATGGTCTCTACTAAAACAACTAGTATAGAACCTAATCAGGAGAAGGTCTGGTCACTAAAGGAAATTGATGCAATGTCGCCACAAGAGTTTGATAAGCACGAAACTGCTATATCAGAAGCTTGGCAACAGGGCAAAATTTTAAATTAACTATAAATAGGAGAAAATATCATGGCTCAATTTTTTGAACCGAGCACGGATACTAACGCCAACTTTGGAAACTCAGTTGCCGGACAGAACAATAGTTTCTTTTTACCTTCGGTTTACTCTAAAAAGGTAATGAACTTTTTTAGGAAAGCCTCGGTTATTGAAGCAATTACTAACACCGACTATGCCGGTGAAATTTCATCTTTCGGAGATTCCGTAAAGATAATTAAAGAACCCGTTATTTCAGTGTCTGATTACACAAGAAATAGCGATACAACTGAAACTAGACTGACAGACCAAGAGATTACTTTGGTTGTTGATAGTGCTAAAGCTTTTAAATTCATCGTTGATGATATTGAAAGTAATATGTCACATGTCAACTTCAAAGAAATGGCTTCTTCATCAGCTGCTTATGCATTGAAAGATTCATATGACGCTGCTGTATTAGCAACTATGTTTGCCGGTTGTTCAGCTTCATCACCTAATCACATTTTAGGTTCAGACAGTGCTGTTGATTTAGCAGCTGGAACTTTTGATGGAACAGGTGGTCTGGATATAGGTTTTGGTTCTGGTGAACACGACCCTCTAGACCTTATGGGTAGAATGTCAAGACTATTAGACGAACAGAATGTACCTGAAGAAGGTAGATGGTTTGTTGCAAGTCCTGACTTTTATGAAGTCTTAGGACAATCTAGTTCTAAATTGCTATCTGTCGACTACAATGGTGGACAAGGCTCAATTAGAAATGGATTAGTATCTAGTGGAAAACTAAGAGGATTTGAAATGTACAAGTCAAACAACATTGCTGCAACATCTAATGCTGCTGGTAAATGTATGGCTGGTCACATGTCTTCTACTGCAACTGCTAACACAATCCTTTCAACAGAAGTGTTGAGAGACCCAACATCGTTTGGTGACATTGTGCGTGGTCTTCATGTCTATGGTGCGAAAGTACTTAGAGACGAAGCTATAGTAAGTGCTTTCTACGGTATTGACTAAGTTGTCGAATTTGGAGGGGTCTTCGGACTCCTCTACTTTTAACACATAAATTTTACAAGAGGTAAATAAAAATGACAATTGAAAATATAAGAGATACTGGACGTAATTCAGCAAGAACAGTTGATGTTCGAGTATTATCTGAGAAAATTCAGAAGCCTTCAGACGTTGAAGTAGTAGTTGCAACTAATGTAATTACAGCAGCAGAGTCAGGTACTCGTTTTATAATGAATATAGCAGCAGCTAAAGTCTCAACTCTTCCTCTCCC